TCCAAAAAGAAAGAATTAAGCTTTAGGATGAGAGAACTAATAGAAATAAAAATATTAGGGTTGAAGCTAGGGTGGAACAAAAATTAGATTATTTAGAAGATATTATTTCCAAACAAGGCAAGATAGATTATAATCCATTAAAACCAGAAGAAAGACAGGCTATACAAATAAAATCAGACAACGATTTAATTATTATGTTGAGTGATTTGCATATTGGTCAAAACTTTGCTTCTGCTTGGGGGAGATATAATTTAGAAGTTGCACAAGATAGAATGAACCAATACTTAAATAAAATTATTGAAATCAAAGATAGACATAATTCTGAAAATTGCTTTGTATCTTTACAAGGAGATATGATTAGCAATTCTATTCATAAATCTATAGCTATAACAAATAGAGAAAATGTAATAGAACAAATTATAAAGGCCAGTGAAATGGTTACTTCATTTTTAGCAGAATTAAGTAAACACTTTAATCAAGTAAATGTAGTTAGTGTTGTAGGTAATCATTCTAGGATAGATAAAAAGGAAGATGCTTTAAAGGATGAAAGATTAGATACTATTATTGAATGGTATGCTAAAAGTAAACTTGAAGCATTTGATAATATCCATTTTGGAGACAATCTGGATAATACAATCACGGGGTTTTGGTGCAGAAGAAAATTTTATGCTGTTGTTCACGGGGATTATGATAAATTTGACATTAATGGTATAGCAAAATTATCATTTATGTTGGGATTTATTCCTTATTGTGTTCTCTTTGGACATAAGCATTATCCTGCTACCACAGAAGTTAATGGAATTAAATTAGTTCAATCCGGAAGTTTCCCAGGTTCTGGGGATGACCATACCGTTGAATTAAGATTAAGTGGTAAACCATCTCAAACAGTATTAATTTGTACTGAAGATGGTATAGAATGTAATTACACAGTAGAACTCGAATAGGGTTCTTTTTTTGATGGGAGTTGACGGCCCCAGCCTATCTTCGGCGACCTATATGGTAAAACACAAAATAGAAGCGTAAACCTGCGCCCTTGAAAGTAGAGGGCTGCCGTTAATTTAATTTGAAAGAAAGGTGAAATTAGGTGGCGACTAAAAATAAGACGATTAATTCTAGTCAGCCAAAAGAGCCTAAAAAGATTTGTCAAAATTCTGATTGTATCTCTATGGGAAGGTATCAACCAAGTAGTAATTTTTATAAATCAAGAAATGTCTCAATAGGCTACCATCCTTTTTGTAAGGAATGTGTTAATAAATCAGTTGATATAGATAATATGCAAACTGTTTATGACATTTTGCAAGTTTTAGATACGCCATTTATTCAAGACGTTTGGAAAGAGGCTCTAGCTGATATAAACGAGAATTATATAGATAAATATTTGGAATTAATAAATAATACTTATAAGACTCGATATGAAAACGCTCGTTTTAAAGATAGCATTTATAATTCTTCATCTAATATAGAAAAAGATGAGGAGGGAAATGAAATCAAAGAATGGGATGACGATTGGCAAGGGTATTATTCAAAAAGAGAGTTAAATTATTTAAATAAATATTATAATGATTTACAGAATGATTTTAAAATTATAACAACTAATCACAAGGATTATGCAAAAAGAATAGCACAAGCATCATTGATAATGAATGATACTTATAATGTTATGAGGGATAATCCGGATGATAAAGATGCTGTCAATGCTTATAATACAGCAGTGTCTAATTTTGATAGATTATCAAAATCAGCACAGTTTGCTGAAAGTCAAAGAAGCGCAAGTGATGTTTCACTTGGGTGTTTTGGTAAGGTTTTTGATGCAGTTGAAAAACATAATTTCGTGCCTAAACATATACCAGAGGATAAAGATATGTTTGATAAGCTTATAGACCAATTTATGAATATAAATAGGAGTTTATAATTATGGCAGTTAATGTCAAAAAGGTTCGTAAGGGGGTTGAGGCTCAAAAAACTTGGGGATATGATAATACGGATTCCCCATTGAGTTATGACCCAATTAATTCAGAAAAAATAGATTATGAAGAATGGACTAAATTCTTATCTTATTATAGATATTATGTTGATGAATTTGCCGTTGATATATTAGGAATGACAAATTTATTCTCATTTCAAAGACTATTACTTAGAGCAATGGGAAGATTCCCAAACATAATGTTTATTATGTGTAGAGGTTTAACAAAATCATATATTGCCGCTATATTTATTACTTGTATGGCAATATTATATCCTGGTATGGCAATCGGTATTGTATCAGGCAACGGTAATCAGGCTAGAATGGTTATTAAACAAAAAATAGAAGGCGAATTATGTAAAAACGAAAATATAAAAAGAGAGATAGCAAATATAAATACCGGACAAGATAATTGTATCGTCCAATTTAAAAATGGTAGTTCTATTAGAGCGTTTACTTTAGGAAATAATCAAAAAGGAGATAGCTCAAGAGGATGGAGATTCCAATTAATTTTAGTTGACGAAGCAAGACTTGTTAAAACGGAAGCGTTAAAAGAAGTTTTAATACCAATGACTAAAACGCCAAGAGAGAATGCTATTGAACTTAAGAAAAAATTTCCAGAAGCACCATATGAAGAAGGCAGAATGATATATATATCATCAGCTTGGTTAAAGACCTGCGATTTATATCAAAGATTTTTAAACTTTTATAGTCAAATGACATCTGGTGATAAAAACTTTTTTGTTGCAAGTTTGGATTATAGAGTTGGTATAGATGCTGGTTTGTTTACAGAAGAAAATATGATGCTTGAAAAGAATGACCCGGAAATGACTTTAGATAAATGGGCTTACGAATATGAAGGTCGATTTGTTGGAAGCGCAAATGATAGTTATTATCCTTATGATATAACTTCTAAATGTAGGGTTATTGATAGATGTGAATTAGAGCAACCAAAAAAATGCCAATATGCGTACGTGGTTACTCACGACGTTGCGGTATCTGGTAAGTCTGGTTCAGATAATGCGTGTACGCACGTTATTAAATTGGTACCAAGAAAAAATGGTACTTTTATTAAACAAGTTGTTTTCACAAAAACTATGAATGGGGCAACACTAAAAGAGCAAAGAGATTTCTTGAGAGAATTAATACATATAAGATTTCCGAATACGGAGAAATTGGTAATAGATGCTCAATCTGCCGGTCAAGGATTATTATCTTTATTAGAGGAACCTTGGACTGCAAGAAATTCAAGAGGCGAAATAGAAGAATTCCCTCCATTAATTTGTGATGATGACGATGAGGGGCAAATGTTATTACCTGATGCTAACCCTATGATAAGGGGTATTACAGCAACTCAAGAATTTAATAGCACATTTTATCCTTATATGAAAACAGGATTTGAAGATGGAAGTCTTCAATTATTAGTTGATAGTAGTGAAACCGACGAAGAATATAAGAGTGGAAAATATAAACCGGAAGAACAAGTTATTCACGTTGAACACGATAATCTTGTTCAAGAATTAAGTAATATTAAACAATCTTATTCTGAGGGCGGTAAAATTATATATACAAGAATTGTTAAAAGTAAAAAAAGAGACCGTGCTACAAGTTTAATGTACGGATTATCTGTAGTATGGGAATATGAAAAGCAAGGGAAAGCAGATATGTATAAAAAAGAAGTAGACCCTTTAGCTTATTTAGCAAAATATATTTATTAGAAAGGAAGGTGAATAAGATTGAGCAAAGCAACTAAAATTAAACCAGGGCTATCTAACGAAGAAGTTATTGAAACATTGAGAGCTTTTGAAAAAGCTTTAGATATTAGAGATAGAGAAATTGAAAATGGAGTTTTTGATGTTACAAGTTTTTCTAAAGGAATGTCTGAAGCAGGAGCATTTACTCCTTATACTCAAAATGAAATAATGAAAAGATTAAATGTGTCAACTAATCACGCTCCAAATGGCAAAGAAATAGATGATGCTTTGGGAAATCCTTCGGCAAAAGAAGGGGAATTGATTAATTTTGGACAATCTTATTATTTTAGTAGTTTAATGTATAAACGAAATCACGAATATTTAGCCAACCTTCCTGCATTTGATTTAGAGTTAACTTGTATAAATGCAAAACCAGAAGATTATAAGAGTAGCAAATATCAAAAGGATTATGATGAAATTAAAAAGTTCTTAGATAAATTTAATTATAGAGAGCAATTTAAGAATATCACTTGGAATATGATTCTTAATGAAACATATTATGGAATGTTTAGAGAATTAGGAGAAAAGTCTATTATTCAAGAATTTCCTTCTCAATATGCTATGATTACAGGAAGATTTGAATATGGATTATTATACGATATAGATATGAGTTGGTTTCAACAATCAGAAGTTGATATTAATTGTTATCCTGATTGGATTAAAGAGAGATATTTACAAATATTCCAAAAAGGAAAAGAAAAGCCATATATTCCTAGCAATAAAATAAATAAGAGAACTGGTACTTTTGCATTATGGACTCAAACAGACCCAGCCGACGGATGTTGGGTTTTTAAATTTAATCCTAATCATAATTTACAAGTTCCATTTTTCTCAGGAATGCTTCCAGAGATGGCCGCTATTCCAGTGATGAGAAATTTACAATTAAATCAAAGTATGGCTGCGGCTCGAAAATTATTGGTCAGTTCAATTCCTTATTTAAATGAAAAGAAATCTGCTAGTGTGGCAAATCAATTAGCCATTGATGCAGAAGTTCTTGGTAAATTTATAGGATTAGCAACTCAAGGTTTAGAGGCCGCAATTAAAGTTTTGGCTTTACCTACAGAAGATATTAAGGGCGTTGAATTTGAAAACACTGATAATGATACATATGAAACTTTTATGAGTATTACAAGTTCTTTATTAAGTGGAGGAAAAGTAATTTTCTCAACCAGAGAAAATCAAAACGCAATAGAATCTCAATTTTCTATTAATATAGACGAGATGTTGATAGAATCTATATATCCTCAGTTTGAAAATTTTCTTGATTATTATGCAAATAAACATACTAAAAAGTTTAAATGGAAATTTAAATTTGTTGGATGTAATGACCAATTTGATAGATTAAGAAGACAAGATGCTGCGTTTAAGTATGCAGATAAAGGTGTTGTTTTACCTAATAAAATAGCTTCATCTTTAGGTATGAATAAAATAGAATTGGAAAGAGAATTAGAAGAAATGAATGCTAGTGACTTCATAGATAAACTAAGACCAATGATTAATATTTATACTCAAGGTAATGTAACAAATACTGATGGTGGAAGTAGAAATAGTAATGGAACTGGTAGACCAACTAAAGATGATTCTGACTTAACTAATAGCGGAATCGAAACTCGTAGTAGAGGCTCAAATATAGAAAAAGGTGGAAACCAATAAAGGAGGGTTATATATGTTTATAGTTAATTCAAAAGATTTGAAATTTTC